GACGTTAATATTTACTTTAAACAAATCCGTTTTTATAGAAATGAACGACACAGAAGTAGCCAAGGTTCAGCTTCGTGAACATTTATCCTCTCTTTTAATTCCTAGAGTTGCTGAAGGTTTCTGGAGCATTCAGGATAATGCTCAACAACTCTGCGACCGTAATAAGCAACCAGGTGAGGTTCTCAGAACCTTTCAGAATATGATTACCAAGATTCCAGAATGGTCAGACACAACGGTTTCCGAAGAAGTAGAACGCATTCTTAAGGTTTCAAAGTGTGCCTATATGGATGATCTTCTCATGGGAGTGTTTCTTTCTTACATGAAGTCGTTCGCCGCTCTTCATTATCGCGGTTCATCCTCTCAGGTTAAGGTAGAATTTGAACGCCCAAATGTCACAAAGTTCATTCATGAATTTTACAAGCAGTCTGCGCGCAAACTTTGGCAGTCTGCCTATCTCTTTAAGACCCAACTTCCTTCTGAACAACAGGCAAAGAATCGTCGCGAAATCGAAGAAATCATCTATAAGACTCTGGATGATGTTGTTCGGTTCTTCCTCCCTTGGGAAGTCATTGCTAAGTCATACTTTACCGAGCCACCTGCCGAAGAGAAACCTGCGCCACCCCCTGCTTCAAAGTCTGTTATCTTCGAAGATCTACCAGACGAGTCTGAGTCCGAAGAAGAAGAAGAGGAAAAAAGACCAAGATCGCTTTCATTCTCGGACAAGGCTGAGGAGATTGATATAGCTGTAGAAGATCTTGATATCAACGAAACGAAGCAAGAACCAGAAAAGGAAGTAGACCCACTCGCAGAGATAGACTCACGTGTTGGAAATGATACGCTCGTTCTAAATTTATAAAGATTACCGATGCGAGGCAACAAATGACGCCCCTGTATATTGCTGCCGCCATAGCATTAATTTGTTTCATTCTTTATGCTCTCGATCGCCGTATGAATAGTCAACCCATTGATTGGCCAACAGCCCTTAAAATCTGCGGAGTTGGCGCCGTTGTGTCTGGTGGAATCTCCTATTCTATAGTGACTCCTGAAATAGCCGAGGTTGCCAAGGTTGTTGTGCCGGTTGTAGAAACAGCACAAGAAATCTTTGTAGGAACTCCTAACTTCTAATATAAATGCAGTGGTTCTATCTAGTCTTAGTGATCTTCTGTCTTGTTAGCATAGCTATAAACTCCTATATAATTTATTACCAAGTAGAGCATCATACCGCGTGGTTTTTTATAACAGCATCTGCCTTCGGATTATTCTTTGGTCTGTTTAGACTGTTTACATCTACAAAGTCTTTTTTCGGACCTAAACTTCTATGACCAGAGATGTTTGACCTACAGGGACATCTCCTAAAAAGCAACTAAATTCAGTAATTTCCTTACGAGGAATCGCATCCTTGCAGTAACGCGCAATAGCCTTATACAGTGAAAAGCCAATATATCTATCGACCTTAGGATTGTTCTTGAAGAACAGAACAGATGTTCCGTCTTCTAGCGTCATCCATCTTACAAATAACTTAAACAGAGGCTGCTCAGAATATCCGTCAAACTTAGGACCCTCCGGAAATATATCCCAAAACAGAGACGTGGCAAGTCTAACTAAATCAAAGGAAGGATTCGGTTTTATCTGCGAATGAGACTTCGTAAAGAAAGGTTCACAATTATACTGACCACCAGCCTCTTCCTCAGCAGCAAACTGGTCACTCATGAAGGTCCGTGCTTCCTTCATTCCAGGAAGCTTAATTGAACCAATGCCACGGTCAAAATCAATAATCTTTAGAAGGTATCCATACGTTGGCACAGCGTATGATTGTCCAGCATGAAAATAGTAGAAAAACTCGCGAGTTGTGGGAATATACATGATATTATTTCCGTGAAGATCATTGTGTGTGAAGGCAAAATTGCGCTGGGCATATGCAAGAGCAAAAACAATCTGAGCTAGCCAGGCAAAATGCTTTTCAGGTTCCGTGTGTAATTTAAGAAGGTCATAAAAGGTGCCATCTAGTTTCTCCATGACGGTCATTTGAACTGGAACCTGCTTGAATGTTGCCCAAGCAAATGGTTCATCATCTTCATCCTCAGAACAGTCAGATTCGGCGTATGATGAGGGCATTGAATCAATCTGAAAAATATAGGATGTAGAGACTTCAGATGATGTTTCACTATCTTCTTCCTCATCTTCCTTAAATATGGGTGTTAGTTCTGGGAGTTCTGCTCCATCGCCCGAACCAGGTGGAAGAACTTCGACACCATCTAATACAGTTTCCTCGCCTAGTTCAAGAGGAATTCTTGCGCTACGAGAGTATGCAATCGCGTTGCCAACATGCTCATCAAGTTTTAAGTCAAAGGTCTTGCCTAGATTACTAGAAAACCAAGGACGTTCAGAAAGATCTTCGTAGTCATCTGAGATATCTATGGTATGTTCTGCAGATGTTCCTGTAAAGACACCGAATACATTCGGGAAGTGTTGACACCCAGACTGGGAAAGAGCTACTGAAAGAATTGAGCCCACATATCCAGCAGTATTATGACTCTGCAGTTTTGAATGGGTCTGGTTTGCGCTTTCTGAAAGCATTGGTAGACCTAGGGTTCCAAATTCACCCTTCATCCACTTATATGGGCTGAGAAGCATGGTAATCTTAGCATGAAAGGGAACTGTGCGTCCACTTGATAGAACAGCCTCTTCATTTATCGAGACAATAGATTCATTTAGTTTAATCCCATACTCTCTGACGTTTTCTAGTGAACCAGTCTTAAAGAGACATTCCAGGGGAGGGAAGAAGGGTTGTAATTTGCTTACACCTAAGAAATCCTTCCGAAGTGGAAGCTTTGCAACAGTTAGTGGCAGAGGATTTGTCCGAAGTTCAGATTTACGCTTCTGCATTATAATTATAAACTTGTCCTAAACCAATATAGGAAACTTCACGCGATGAACTTTCAAATCCGAAAGTTCAACATACAAACAATTGTCGACCGCTGTGAAATTGACTCCCGTAAATCACCAATGATTGTTCTTATAGGAAAGAAGGATACCGGAAAGTCCTTCTTAGTCCGCGATATCCTAGCTAATACACGCGCATGCTTTCCAGTTGGGACTGTTATTTCAGGAACAGAGGTTGCTAATCCCTTCTTTCAAGAAATGGTTCCTTCCAAGCTTATTCACGATAAGTATCGCCCAGAGATTGTTATGAACGCAATCAAGCGCCAGTTGGCTGTGAAACAATCCCGGAATCATGAAAAAAAGTCACACGGTGGCCATTCAAACGCAGATCCTCGCGCCTTTCTGATTCTAGATGACTGCTTATACGATAAGTCATGGATTAATGAAGAATCAACCAGATATATTTTCATGAATGGTCGACACATTGATATGGTTACAATGATTACTATGCAGTATCCACTAGGTATCACTCCGAACCTCAGAACAAATATAGATTTCGTATTCATCCTCCGCGAGAACAATATAACGAATAGAAAGAGAATCTACGATAACTATGCTGGTATGTTTCCGACCTTTGAGATGTTTTGTCAATTTATGGACCAATGCACAGAAAACTACGAGTGCTTAGTGATTGCTAACGGAGTTCAATCGAACAAGTTAGATGACCAAGTGTTCTGGTATAAAGCGAGTGATCACCCGAGTTTTCGGTTATGTGATGATTCGCTCTGGGCTAGTAACCAACCCTTCAGTTCTACAATGTTAGCAGGAGATGACTTTGATCCGGCTAAGGTGCAAAAAAGAAATGCTGGTCCTCAGGTTTGGGTTAAGAAAGGTAACTAATCGCGGATAGCTCCTTCGGTTGGGTGAACAGCAGGAGCATCCATGATTGACTTCTCCGCCGCAGCCTTCTCCTCTAGGGCAGCCTGCCGACGAGCCTCATTTTCCTTCTTCTGGTCAGCAATCTTCTCAGCCTTGCGCTCCTCGAAAAAGATGTCCTTATTAACCTCGTTTTCCTTATACTTGCGCATCATCTCGTTGAGCTCCTTCTCAGCATACTCAACCTCAGGCATGACATTCTCAGAAGGATCCCAAGGAAGCCAACACCCAACCTTGCCAATGTAGAGATTATCACGGGGATATCTGCGCTGAAGAACCTTCGTGAACATCTGAGCCTCCTCTAGATTGGCAAAGACACGGCGAACCTTCACTCCACGAACATTTGTCCGGAACTCATTCTTCTCCGTAAACTCAGTCTCAAGGTCCTTCTCGTTCTTCATAAGAAAGGTTAGATACTTATCCTGGACATCTGTCTTGGAAATCTCCTCGTTGTGAACCTTACGAAACTCATTCATATCATTCATAAGATCCTCAATCTTGAGCGTATACTTCTTGCCAAGGAAGGCCATGAATCCCTCAAGACCCGTAACCTTCCAATCGTAATCCATCCAAGTTAGGAAACGCTCGTAATAGAAAATCTCCTTCTGCTTAATCACCTTCTCAGGCGAAAGAAAAGACATAATCGCATAGCGCTGCGTGGGAATTTCTGTGTCCTCCTCGAGATAGTCTACAACCTGTCCGTCTTCTACCTTAGGAAAAGTTTCTACTGGCATTTTATTATTCTATGTCAAGGTGTGTTAAAGCTTATTTTGAACGCCCGCCTAGCTTATACTTGTCGGCCATTTCTTCTAGGGTCAGAGCACTCCTGTCAAACTGAGCTCTCAGCTTATTTAGTTCAACTAACTTTTGTTCTCTGCTCTTTGAAGTATCTACCTTCAGTTCGTTCACTAACTTCTGATTCAAGTTTCCGTAATCTGTAGCAGTTCGTTCTTCTACCCTTGCTTCAACACGAGGTTCAATCCGAGGTTCAGCGCGGGGTTGTGCAACCTTGGACGTTGCCTTCTGCTGTAAGATGGTTAGAATTGTCTTCGATAATTCAGAGGATACTCCACAGTGAAGAGCAATTAATAAATAAAGTTTTATGAAGGCTCCGAAGGTTAAAACCATGTATGCGACTGGAATTCCTACCTTGCTTGATGGCTTTTTGGTGACATAGTAAATTTCAGCATACACCAGGACAACTAAAAATATTATAAATAATAATTTAACCTTACTATCAATCGCGGGCTGAATAAGAAGACCAAATGCTAAAAATAAAGAAATAGCAATATTTAATCCGAGTGGGATAATCTTGTCAGTGATAATCGAACCATTCTGTTTCTGAGAGACATACGACATATTAAAACCATACGCAACTGAAAGAAAGATTACACCCAACACTGTCAAAAGATTTTCGGATTGAAAGATCATCCCTTTACATCTGTATTGGGAATACATTCTCCGATTCCTAGGGTCTGCTGAAGCATTATAGGCGCCTTCTTACCCTTTCCAGGACACGCCACATGTTCTTTCCCCAAGATATGTCCCATTTCGTGAGAGACCATATACTGTCGGTAATCTTCCAGACTCAGCTTACTTGACTTTGAGCCATGAAACCAACGTTCAGCATTTAGATACATCTTTGTTCCACCGAGTATGGCACACGATAACCTCTTTCCACTGAATCCACAAGTGTTATTAATGGTTTTTGTTGAGCTTAACCTGATATGAAGATTTCCGTGTTCGGTCTGTTCGAAGGAGTATCCGTCTTGTGACCAGCCGTCCGGAGAGTTTAGATAACATAGCAGGTAGAAATCAAATTGGCGTTCGTCTACGTTGCGTAATTTATATGTTTGCATAACATCTGGGTCTATTGATGATTGATATGTAATTCTCATTATTTATTCGTTTGTAGAATATAAAACAAATGGATTCTAAGGCAGAGGCTCCTAAGTCGATGCTGCCTGATATGGGAGATATTGTTACACGTCTTATTAAGTATGCCTTAGAAGGTGTGGCCGTAGCTATCGCTGCTTACTTCTTCTCTGGTAAGCTAAAAATTAATGAGATTGGCATGATTTCTCTAACTGCCATGGCCACCTTCGCCATCCTTGACGTTTACGCTCCTTCGGTAGGTGCGTCTGCGCGCACAGGTGCTGGTTTCGGTATTGGCGCCGGTCTTGTAGGATTCCCTGCCTAAACAGTCATACCATCAAAGAGGGCTCCTAGTTCCTTTTCAGTATCTGTG